GGGTGCGCCGCCCCAGGTCTTCGACAAAGGGTTGATCGCGCTGCGGGAACTCATGCAACTGCGTGCGCCGACCGACAGGCACGCTGTCGGTGTCCACCAGGAACGGCACCCCGCGAAAGGAGGCACCCTGTTTACGGTCGCGCCATTCACTCATTACGGCTTACTCCCTGAAATCGAGCGGTAGCCCACTTGCGGCGTGATCGACAGCCCCGGTTGATTGCTCGTGCCCGGATCAACCCGGACACCGGGCGGTGCACCTTCAAAGCGCACCACCAACGCCCCGTCGAGCTGGGTTCGGTTATTCGCCTGACCCGACTGGAGCAAGGCGCCCGGCGCTGGCAGCCCCGGCTGGAGCAAGGTGCCAGGTGTCGGCAGCCTCGGCTGGAGTAAGGCGCCCGGCGCCGGCGCTGGGCTCGGCTGGGTCAGATTGCGTTCGTTCGGCAAAGGGCTCGCCATGCTCGCCGCCTTGGCTTGCACGAACGCGCCCGGCGCTGGCAGACCAGGCGGACGCAACAGTTGCCCCGGCGCAAAGCCGGCTTGGGTCAAATTGCGTTCGTTCTGCTGAATGTTCGCCAGGCTCACCGCATTGGCCTGCAGGAATGCCCCGGTCCCACCCCCGACGCCGGCATTGCGCTGGCGTTGCTCGTCGGCATAGGCCGCCACCTTGGCGGTAATGCCGACCCCGCCATCTTCCATCCCCAGCGCACTGAGGATCGGCTGCAGATACGGTTTGACCCCCTCCCACAAGCCTTTGAAAAAGGCGGTGATCGGTGACCAGTGCTTGATGATCAGGCCCATCGGAGTCCAATCAAACACCGCCTTCATAAACTCCATGAAGGGCGTGGCCAGCGCCTTGATCAGCTCCCACAACGCGGTGAAGAACGGCCCGACCTTATCCCAATTGGCCACGATCAGCCCGGCAGCGGCGGCAATGGCCACGGCGATGATGCCCACAGGGGTGGTGGCAAACGCCACGCCCAGCACCCGGGTGGCCATAGTGGCCGCGAACACGGCAATGCGCAGCGCGGTGAACGCCCCGGCCGCCATGGCGATGCCTTTAACCAACTGCGGGTTGTGCTGAATCAAGTCCGCGATCCCGGAAATCATCGGCCGCAGGCTATCGACCACGGCATTGATCCCAGGCAGTAGGGCACTGCCAACGGCTCGCGCCACACTGGCCGCGGCGTTGCGTAACAGCTGCAGGTTGTTCGCCGTGGTAGCCGCCCGCGAGGCGTACTCGTTCTCCATCGAGCCACTGTATTTCTGCGCATCCGCTACCTTTTGCAGGTTGCCTTTGAGCAGATCCAGGTTGGTTAACAGCGGCGCAATCGCAGTGATCGACTCGGTACCAAACAGCTCGGAAAGCAGCCCCGCCTGCTTGTCCTTGTCGACACTCTTGATGCGGTCGAGGATGCCCAGCACCGCCCCCTGCGCATCGGCCTGCATGGCTTTGGCTACCTCCTTGGAATCCAAGCGCAAGGCTTTGAATGCCAGCGCTTGGTCTTTGGTCGCCGCTGAGCCCTTGGTCATGGCCAACATGAAGTTCTTGATGCCGGTGGCCGCCACATCCTGCTCAACGCCGACGCCGGCCATGGTGGCGCCCAAGGCCGCAATCTGCCCCGAGGCAAGACCGGCAATCTCGCCCAGCGGACCGATCCGCGTGACAATGTCGGAAATTTGCTTGGTGTTGGCCGGTCCGGTATTGCCCAAGTAGTTGATTTTATCGGCCAGCGTTTCCACGTCGCCCTGGGTCAGTTTGAACGAGGTGCGCCACTTGGCCATCATGTCGCCCGACTCATCGGCGGTCTGGTCGAAGGCAATGCCCATCTTTACCGCCGCTTCGGCAAAACCCAGCAGCTCCTCGCGGGCAATGCCCGACTGACCACCGGCGGCGACGATCTTGGCAATATCATTGGCCGCCATGGGCAAACGGTCGGACATGCGCCCGATGTCGTCGCCCATCTGCTTGAACTGCGCCGGCGTCTCGAAGTTGACCACCTTCTTCACGTCGGCCATTTGCGACTCGAACTCAATCGCCGCCGCCGCACCGGCAATGAACGGGGCCGCCAATGCCCCCCCGGTCACAATGTCGCTAAAGCCGATCTTGCCCAGACCGGTGCGCTCCAGCCCCTTGCGAAAGCCCGCGACGTTTTTGCGGATACCGGCTAGGGTCGGCGACAGCTTGTCGACGCCGGTAATCAGCGCCTTGAGTTGAAACTTATCGGCCATACCCTACCCCTGCGGGATTTGATTGATGCGCTGGGCGTGCGCCAGCGACTCGGCGAACGTATCCAGCGGCAGTGCCATCATCTGTTCGGGACCAACTTTCCAGAAGAAAGCCAGGTCATAGGCCACGGCAATCAGGCCTTCGACTTCGCCGATGCCGCAGTCATGAAAAAACCCGACACGGCCCAGCCCAGGTTGTTCAAGTCGAACAGGTCCAGCTGGTTCACCGACGACGATGGAATACCGGCACACACCGCGATGTATTTGGCCGCTGCCTCCATGTCGAGGGTGACGTCCTCGTGTTTGTCGAACTTGTACGGCAGCGCCTTAATCGCACGGACCTCGGCCACCGTCGGGCGGCGCAGGGTGATCTCCAGCACTTCCTGGTCATGCGCCTGAATCGGCGTGGCCAGTTTGTAGGGCTTGGCTTCCTTGACTTGACCTTCTTCCACTTGGCTCATTGGAAACCTCCTTTGGTGCCGTCCCATTGAATGTCGATGGTGCCGTCGTCGCCCTTGGCGGTCGGCTCGTCGACCACGTAGGCGCCCGACAACACGTAGACACGGTCGTTCTTGAACTCGACGGTGATCGTCGCATCGGTGTCGGCCATGATTTCTTTGATCGGCAGGTCCGGGGAGTCGACGATGGTGGCCTTCACGAACGGCACCAGGTCTTCTTCCTTGAAATAGCCCAGCGCAATCGACTCGCGTTTTTTGTCACTCAGCGGCACTTCCACGCCGCCGGTGACGGTGAACTGAACCCCGTTTGCTTTGATGTAAACGGTGCCCGCAACTTTCTGGCCCATGGCCGCTCTCCTACAAAAAAGCCCGCACGCGGCGGGCTATACAGGTTGGTTGGATCAGACCGCGTACTGCAGGCGGAACTGGTATTGCAGGGCGAAAATCCGCAGCTGATTGACCAGGTCTGGCGGATACAACACGTTGAGCCGGTTCGGGTTGGTGGCCGAGCGTTCCACGATCAGGTTGGCCGCGAAGGCCTCGGCGTTTTCCACGATGCCCAGCTGCTCCAGGGCGTAGTAGCCGGAGATCATTTCCGCGCGAATCACGTTCGGCGTGACGATGGCCTGGCCAGCGCCGAAGCGCGTGCCGTCATTGGCCAGCTTGTGCCGGCCGTATTTGCTGGTGACCCGCGACTTCAGGTAACCGATGACATACGCCGACTGGTGCAGCGTCTCGCTGTCCAGGTAGGAATCATCGGCCTGGCCGAAGGCGTTGAACTGGTAGCTGGTGATCGCCCGCTCGATGCGCTGCGCACCGCCGCCGAAGTAGGCCGTGGCAATGCCGCGGTTCAACAACGACTGGCGTTCGGTCAAGGTGAAGCGCGCGCCGGCCGGTGCCGGGGTGATGCCCGCCAGTTCGCCGGTTTGCGTCGGCCGCGCCGGGTCCGCCGAGATGAACACCGCGGTGCGCGCCGCATAGGCCGCCGCCACGTTCCACACCGGATCGGGACAGCCCGTCTCAAAGCCGTGAATCGTCGCGTGCTGATCGTTACGCGCGGCACTCAAGGCGACCAATTCACCGAGGGTGCCGCGCTGGGCGGTGTAGACATGCCCATAAAGCTGCTTGGCCCAGCTCCAGCGCCCGCTGGAATCGTCCATGAAGGCTTTCCAGGCGTCCAGCGAGGTGGCATCGGCCCACGGTGCACAGATGAACTCGAACGGCTCATCGCCGAGGTTGGCCAAGGCCAGCGCGACGTCAGGCGTACCCACACCACCGGTCATCGGCGCCACCACCGCGGTCAGGCCGTCCGGCGTGGTTTCGCCGTTGTTGCGGCCCAGGCGATTGAGCTGCAGTGCCAGGTCGTTACCGCTCAGGCCTGACCACTTGCAGGTCAGCGTCACCACGCCGACCTCCGCCAGCGCCGTCACCGCCAGCCCGGCGGCATTCACCGCTGCCGCCAACGCCGCGGCAGCAGCCGTCGGGGTGGCACCCTTAGCCACGGTCGCGCGCACCCGGCTGCCACCGATGTACAGGTTCAGCTCGCCGCCGGCGGTGGCCGTGCCGGTGATCGTCACGCTGCCCTCCGCCTTGGTGCCGGTGGCTTTGATCGGCAGGCACCAAACCTCGCCGGCCGGATCGTTGCGGCGCCAGGTGTCGTACATCTGCGCGAGCATCGAGCCCGCACCGCCGATACTTTTGGCCAGGCCCAGGCTCGACACCAGGGTCAGGTGGCCAATTTCCGCCGCGGTGGCATCGTCGTTGACCTGCGCCACGATCAGCCGCGGCATGCTCGATCCGCCGCTGTTGGCCTGCGAATTGTCGACCTCGGCGTAGAACAGCGGCACGCGCAGATCGCTGGGGATGGTGTTAAAACTGACCGCCATTATTCAATGCTCCCTGGTTCGGCCAACGCCGGGGTTTTCGGGGTGGCCTTAGCCTTTTTCGGCGCGTCGGTGGTGACGTCCTGATCTTGCAGGCGGCGCAGCCAATAGGTGTCACGCGGGACCTCACGGCCCTCGGGGGGCAAGTTGCCGCCGGCTTCAGGGTCGGGCACCACCCGGCCCTCGGCCGGGTACACAGTCATGCGGCTCATGGAGAGTCCTCAGTGGGTTGCGGGAGTTCAACGGAGAAAGTCGCCTCGACTCGACCATCGGGGCCAGGACGCTGCAGGTTGGGGTCAGCCGGGTCGATGAAGTCCACGTTGAAATCGAGACCGTTGAAACCGGGCAGACCATCGAGTTCGAACTCTTGCCAGGTTTCGGCAGGCTCACTGGCGCGATTGCGACCTAGCTGGAACTCGGAAAAGAATGTGTATTGGTAAACCACCCTGGCACGGCTGATATGCAGGAGCGCGCCCTTGCCATATTCAATGGGGTCGTATTCAGGGGACGGTGTCCAGCCGACTAAAGCCCGCCAGAGCTCGGCGCGCAGCTGGTGCAAAATGTCATTGTCCGCTTGCCCACGCTCGTCAGAGGTGTCCAGAACAATCACCACATTGAACTGATCCGTGATGTTCTGGATCACCATGTTTTGAGCTTTGCTCGGGCTCGCAGCATCGGCAGTTGCAATCACATAAGCAGCAGGCAGAGCCAAGTGTGCACTTTCGACTACTGCATCCCAGTCGATGCCGCCGGAAACTCGGCCGGAAAACGAAGGGCACGTCACTCGCAGGTGAGCAACTATGGGGTTCAGTTTCATAGGGGTGTCCGGAGAGGTCAGCGATCAACGCAGGGCCGCGGCGAACGCAGTAGAAAGAATCGAGTGAACTTGCGATGCCGAATCCTGCAGGGCGTCGGCCATGTAGTTGTCGCGTGGTGTGATTCGCCATTCACCAGCCGCTCTCTCAGCGACGAGCCGGGCACGGGCTCCAGCTGCGCGCCTGTTCTTGCGCCCTTTGCCTTTACCGGGCGCAAGCTTCCCAGGCCGACGACCTTGCTTCACACCGTAGTGCAGATAGGCCGGGTAGAACTCCCCCATCCCAGGGGTTAGGGTCGGGGAAATCCTGACCAGAAACCCTGACCTGGACACCTTGAACTTGATGGAGTTGACTGTTTCGCCGGTCCGGTTTTCCGGGTAGCCGTCTTGGCCTTTGCCCAACACCAGATTCATTTGAGCGTGTTGGGCAACCAGTAATCCCGCCTTGCGCATGCCTGCACGAATTTTTCGCTTATCGAAGACATCCCTACCAAAGTTGTCGAAGCCCTCGATATGCAAGTAGCTGTCGACCGAAGCAGAGTTAGCCATAGATCCCTCCCCCGGCTTGCTCAGCCCCTAGCTCTTCGACCTCAAGCAGCGTAAACCGACGCTTGCCGTTCATGTCCGCGACTCTGCGCACTCGATAAATCGCGGCACCGTGCACCACTTCATGCGACTCGCTCATGCCCTTCAGATAGTAAAAAGTCACCCGATGGGTGATCTTCATATCGGTCTGAACACCGTTCGCGTAAACAGCGGTACCGACCGGTTCAATCTTTGCCCATCGCTTTTTCTGATCGGTGAACAACGAATCAAGTCCCTGATCCAGAGCCGGAAAGTCCGTCCTCAATCGCAATGTAATGCGCCGGTCCAACTCACCAGCACTCGGCTCGCGCATGGCCATATTCAGAACCTCGGCGGAACGGTGATTTCAGCCACCAGGTGATCAAGGAACGCTGATGGCAGCTCAACCAACGTCTGGCCCACCAGGAACATTTCCGGATGCCGGTAGATCGTCGCCGCCGCCATCAACAACCAGTTACGCACACCTGGGTGAAGGTCAAGATCGAGCGCGGCTTTATAGCGAATCCGAAGCCGAACACCAGGGCGAGATGCAGGGAAGAACAGAAAGCTTTCCCGCTGGTCCTGCCGCAGCTCAAACGGGCCGGCCTGTTCGACCCACGTTCCGTCTGGCTGCTGCGACATTACCGAGACAACCTCATTGGCCTGCCCTATGTCCAGGGCATGCCCGCTGGGCCGATTGGCCGGCCATTCCTCTTCGTAAACGGCACCACGAATCGAAGCACCAGTTTTCGACTCGCACTGGGTGGTCACGCCGGGGATGATGATCTGCTCGATCAGCGCCGGCTCCATGTCTTCGGGCTCAACCCGACACTGGAAAGCCACCTGCTCCAGTGTCAGGACCGGGTCGCCGAAGTACTCGATTCGACGGGCCATGGCTTAAGGCTTCGCGTCGTCATCGGTGCCCGTATTGCCTTCGCCGCCATCAGCACGATTTGAGGTTGCGCCTGGCGGCTCGGCGGTAACGCTGGCCGCGCCCGACTCATCAGAGGTCTTCGCACTACTGGTTTTCGTCGTTGCAGCCTTACCGCCTTTTGGCTTTTCGTAGACTTCAGCGAAGCCCTTGGCTTTCAGGCCTTCAACAACTTCTTCGTCAAACCCAGCCAACTCGTCTGCCGAGTAACCACGCCAGGCCTTCAGAAAACGCACCACAACTTTATCGCTCATCGCTTCGACCTCAGATATGCAAAGCCCCGCCGAAGCGGGGCAAAAGGGTTACATGCCAGCGCCCCACTTCACGGCGACGGCGACCACGATGCACTCCACGTGGCGTGGCCCGAAGTCGTGCTTGGCAATTACCTTGACCAGTGTCTGGTCACGCTGGAAAGCGCTGACCATGTTGCCCTCGGAATCCTTATACGAGGCCTCGTTGCTGAACGAGATCGTCAGGTCCATGTCTTCGCCGATCATCATGTCGGCGAAGTTGACGAAGTAGAATTCGGTCTCGTTACCGCCGGCGCCGAGGTTGACCGGGATCTGGTTGCTCAGACCTACCGGGTAGCCCTTGAACAGACCCTGTTCAATTTCCGGGTAGGCTTTGTTGCCGTTGCCATCACGCAGCGATTGCAACCAGCGGAACACGCGTGGATGCATCAACCAACCGCAGTCCTTCATCATTACGTTGGCCGTTTCGATGCGAAGCATCATGCCGCCGCAGAACAGGTCGATTTTCTCCAGGGTGATGGTAGCAACGTCCGGAGCAGGCAGCACGTTGAACGCTTGCGCCCAATAGCGCATGCCCTTGGGCAGCGTGCCGGTGCCATCGGCGCGGATGAAGTGCAGGTCTTCAGAAAGCCCCATCGACACTGCCAGATCGTTCACAACAATGTCGTCAATGCGAGGACTGATACCGGCATTGGCAATCAGGTCATTGGAGATAGGCACAATCGCTGCCGCTTTTTTCGCGGAAAGCTTCGTATCAGCGAACGTCATGCCAGTGATCGGGATATCGGTTTCGGTACCGATATAGGTCACGATGGTGTTGCCAGTGATACGGGGCATGGTCAGGTTGCCGTTATTCAACGGCAGACTCCGGGTGCCCATCTTGCGCACTACCGACATCGGGCGAAGCGCCTCGATAATTTCGGTGGCAAAGTTTTGAGGAACTAGCACACCACCGGCACCCGGTGTCACGGTGCTCAGCGCCATGGCAACGTCCGTGGAGTAGCCGCCCTGTTCTGCCATTTGAGCAGCCTGGTGCTGATTCCCTCCCGCGGCGGCAAGCAAACGGACCATCTGGGCCATGCGTACACCTGGTGCATCGGCTGGACCTGACCCCGAAATGTAACCTAGTGGTGGACCGGTGCGGCCTTGCGCCGACTCACTGACCGGTACCGCACTGGCTGCCGCCATTCGCTCAGCCTGTTCCGCCCGACTGATTTTGTCAGTCAGCACATTGAACTGAGCCTCCAGGCTGGTGAATTGAGCCAACTGCTCAGCCGACAGGGTTTCCCCACCGGACTCAAGCTTGGCCAGAGCCTGAATCGACTCATTGAGCTTGGCGCGTTCGCTACGCAATTGAAGTACAAGGGACATGGTGCCTCCTGGGCATTAAAAAACCCGCACAAGGCGGGCTTCGACGACTGCCGCGAACGCGGTCAGATCTGGGTTTGAAAATCCAGTGCAGCTGCACGGACCGAAAGGCGGCCTTGCTGCCGGCTGGCTCGGCTCAATGCCACCGAGTTGGATAAGTCATCGACGGCTTGTTGCGGGCTCTGCATGCGATCGGCGAGGCCCGCTGCGATGCCCGCCTGCCCCCGATACAGTCCCGCCTCAGTGGCAATGACCTGCTGCACTGAGAGCCCGCGGTAATCGGCAATCGCGTTGACGAAGAGCTGATAACTTTCCTGCACCACGTCATTGAGATACTTCAGCGACTGATCGCTCAGTGGTTCGTGAGGACTGAGGTCGTTTTTGTGAGCGCCGGCAAACACGGTGGTCACCTTGACGCCCATCCCTTCCTCTTGTTTGGATCGGTCCATGTGACTGGCGATGACACCGATCGAACCGACGCCACTGGTCTGGCTTACCACCAGATCGCTACAAGCTGCACCAATCAGGTAGCCGCCGCTGTAGGCCATGAAGTTGACGATGCCGGTGATGGGCTTCTGCTGCGCCATGGCGCGAATGTCGGCCGCCAGCTCGAATGCGCCCACGGCAGAACCGCCTGGGCTGTCGATATCCAACACAATGCGTTCGACCATCGGATCCGCAACAGCGTTGCGAATCTGAGCCCGCAGCGTTTCATAGCTGGTCATCGTCTCGCACATGCTGACGTGGCTGCCGCGACTGACCAACACACCGCTGACTGGGATCACTTCAATACCGGTGCGCGCGATCGCTGTGCGGCGTTCCTCCTCGCGCTGGGCGATGCGGTCTAGGCCATCATCCGACCAGAGTCCGGCACCTGCTACGGCGCCGATGTTGACGATGTTCAAGCTCATTGCCTGGTTGGCCCAGCGTACGCCGAGGTCCAACATGTCAGGCGTCACCAACAGCGGCTGATTGAACAGCAGACTGGAGGCTCGCAGGTAGTGTTTCATTGCGCCAGAATCCTCTCGAGTTCAGCGTGCTGCAGCTCGAGCTGCGCGCGCACGTTGGGGTTGGTCAAGTCAGCAGCACCCTTACCGGCGTCCACCATGTTCAGCGGTTGCAGGTAGATATCGCCGCCCGGTACCGGAGGCATGTTTTCCAGCCGGCGAATGTCGTTTACGCTGAGCCAGCCCCACTGGCGCCCGATGGCGTAAGCCTCATAACGACTCTTCTGATCACCGCGCAACAGGCCGGACAAGTTGAATTCGATGAAGTACTCGCGCCGGTCAGCAGGCAACAGAAAGTCGCGCATCATCGACTGCTCATGGCGCTTGACCCAAGGCAACAGGGCGAACACCACAAACTGAATCATCAGCTGCTCAAGGGTGTTGTAGTTGGACTTCTCCAGGTCGTTGACCATGGGCAGCGGGATTTTGTAGATCCGGGCGATGTCTGTGCCGGTGGTTTTGAGGATGCCCAGCACCTCGGCGTCCACGTTATTCATTGAAACGGGCTTGAAGGTCATACCCTCTTGCAACAGCGCAACCTTCTTGGCGTTGTCCATGCCGCCGAACTTCTGCCCCCACTGATCAACGATCTTGTCGATGCTGCCTTGATCCTTGATCGCCGGAGCTTCACGCGGGCGCTCGATCACACCTGAAACAGTCACGCCGTTGGCAAAGCTTTTGCCTGTGTATTGCCGCACCGCCTGAGCCAGACCTAGGGATTCGGCATGAACCTCTATCGGCGATAACCCCACGTAATGATTGGTGCTGAACCACCGCACATGGTGAATCATGCGCATCGGCAGTGCTTCGCCACCGCTGATCCGGTAGTACGGCAACATGTCGCCACCCTTCAGCACCTGCACCTTGTCATTGCACAAAGGCCACAGCGCTGCGACGTTACCGTCGTCCCGCCGATCAATGAAGCTGTATGCGTTGCCCCGCAGTCCGGCAGCGCCTTGTGTGCATTCCCGGTATTCATAAGGAGTCTGAAACCCGTTCGGCTGATACCGAAGGACGTCATACGCCGGATGATTAATGGCCGCTTCGCGCTGCCCCTTGTCCAACCGCCGGTACATTTCACAAGGCAATTGCCCCATGGTCTCCGCCAACAGCGTGACGCAGTTTTGCAGGATCGGCAGGCCCAGTGCTGATTCGGGCGTGACCTTCACGCCCGAACTGTTGCGACCACCACCCAGAAGCCCGCGCCAAAAGCCGCCGCCCGTTTCCGTGATATTTCCGCGCCCTTCGCCGAGCACGCTTGAAAAGAACATGCTCAACCCCCTTGCGGTTTGGATTTGGATTTCATTGCAGCGGATGCGCGATCGGCAAGGAATGACCAGGACATCAAGCCAACTCCGGCGACGATGCAGGCGGCCGCCGTGCTGATCATTGCCACGCCGTACACCAGCAGGCCGAAGCCCAGCAGCCCAGCCACCCATGACAGGACGCTCAATTTCATATCCCTGCCCCTTCGTCGTAGATGGATTTGCCACTCGGCCCAGCAGCCTTGCTGCTGATGCCGACGGCCATGATGGATGCGACGATGCCGTCGATCCGACCGGTCGCCTTGGCCTTGTCGGCCTTTCGGTTGTTGGCTGGATCGGAAACGATCACCGCGTTGCCGGCGCACCAGGTCATTACCGGGTTGCCGTCGTGCCGTAGGGTTTCAACTGTTTCGCTTTCAACGACTTCCCAGTCAGCAGGTTCTAGATCGATCACGTCCTGCTCAGGCGCCAGCCCCAGCAAGCGGCGCTCAAACTCATCAACGGCCGGCCCCATGTCCTTGTAGCCCTGGCCGAAGCCCACCATTTCCGGCAGCGAAATGTCGTATTCGGACATCAGTTGCAACAGGTCTTCAATTCGCCACCGGTCATAAGCGATTCGCTCGACGTCGAAGTACGCGCAGATCGTGACCAGCCGACGCAACACATGCAGCTTGCTGATGGCCCGGCCCGGTGTCGTTTCGAGGTGTCCGTCTTTAACCCACATGGCATAGGGCACCTTGTCACGATCCTCACGCCCCTGCAGATCGTCGTCCGGGATCCAGAAATACGGCAGCAGCCGCCAGTGCGGATCGTGAGGGGCGGGCCAGAAGATCAGGACGAATGCGGTTAAGTCCGTGGTGCTGGCCAGGTCAAGCCCGCCGACGCAACGACGGTTGCGCAGCAGCCGCATCGGCACCCGCTCTTCGGCTTGCTTCCAAACACCCCAAGAAATCCACGGGGCATCGGCTTGTGTCCATTCGCAAAAGTTAAGACGGCGCACCACCGATTCCTGAGCCGGCAGCCCTCGGGCCGACTGGACCTGTTCACGCAGGTACTTACGACCGGGGATGCCATCGCTTTGTCCCTCGGCGATGTAGTCCAACGAGGGATTGACTTTGGGCCAGCAAGCTTCGTCCTTGAACGGGTCGTCGCCTTCATCCATCGAGCAGATGAACGCAAAAAAACTGTCGTCATCTTCGATGGCAGCACAGATCCTCACACCCAAATCGTGGTACTGGCCGCACACTGTCTTCTTGTCGGAGCCACTGTTGGTGATCATCACCACCATCGCTTTGCGTCGGTTCTTCGTACCAGCGCGCATCATGTTCACGGTGGACGCGGTCTTATGCTCGTGCAGCTCGTCGAGCAATCCAATGTGTGGCCGCGGCCCCGACTTCCCTTCGTCGGCGCTGATGGGCCGGAAAAAAGAATTGGTGTTCGGGTAAAACAAGTTCCAGACCTTCTCATCACGACCCGATTGCACAAGTCGCGAGCGAAGTTTCTTGGACATGTCCACCATCGACACGGCATCACGAAACAAAATCATTGCCTGGTCGCGCTTGGTGGCCGCCGCATAAATTTCGGCGCGCTGCTCACCATCGGCCACCAACCCATAAAGGCCGATGCCAGCAACCAACGGGCTCTTGCCCGACCCTTTTCCGGTCTCGATGTAGCCGAGTCTGAATCGGCGATAACCATCAATGGTCATCCAGCCGAACAAACTGCCGACTACAAAGGCTTGCCAGGGCGCGAGCAGGAACGGCATGCCTTCGTAATCACCTCCGTTGAGACAAAGAACTTCTTCGAAAAAGCCGAGGGCGCGCTTGACGCGCTCAAGATCCCAGACCAAACCGCGAGACGGGCCGTGCTCGAGATCTCGAAGGTGGCGTTTGCAGGCATTACGGACATGGGGGCCAGCGACGATTTCGCCAGCCAGGACGGCGTGAGCGAAGCCAGTGACGCGGTCGTCAACTGAAGTACTTGTCTGCGGCGTCTCGTTGCTCATTGGGGAATAGCTCACCTTGCGGCGCCGGTGCGGTTTTCAGATTGCGACGCGACATTGGCGACAGACCAAACTGGGCGCCGGCGGCGTTGGCGCGTTTTTCGGCGTCGTTCGCTAGCTGGCGGAGGACGTGCATTTGCTGCGCGCCGGTTTTGTAGGTCTGGATATCGCCACCCAATTCGTCATCGGATGCAGCGTTGCGCTTGGTGATCAACCGCTGGTAGCGCCGCCAATCAGCTGCGGCCTGGCAATAAGTCGCCAGCGCCATCGAATCCAGGTTCGAAACAATGCCGAGCGCGATCAATGCGGGAACTAACTGCTCCCATTCAGCGATCGCTTCCGCCGAAAGGACGTCTGGCATTGGCGGTGCCCCGACAGGGACCGCCGACGAAGTGGCTTCGGCCAGAAGGTCATCGAGATTTTCCCGGCCTCGATTTCCCTGCAAAAGTTTGAGCACCGCTGGTTTTCCAGGGCGACCCGAGTTTCCGTTTCCGGCCATAAATACCCCTGCCTATTGATACCCCCCTCCCCTCATTTTTCCCGACTTTGCGAAGAGAGGGGGGCGAGCGGTCTAGAAGGAAGTCCGAACGAAGTTTTTCACCCCCCCTACCCTCAGGGTGGTGCATTTTTTTGGTGCGCCGGAGGCGGCTGGTCACCGGTTCCAGTGGTGGCCTGGATCGGTCGGCTTGCCGTCAGCGCCGCACCCAGGGAGCCGACCGCTCTTCTCCATCCGCTGCTTGGTAGAGTCGTGGCAGAACTTGCACAGGCTCGCCCAGTTCTTTGGGTTCCAGAACAACTTCCATGCAGCCTTGATGCGAACCGGATCACCACTGTCCTTGGCGTCCTTCAGCTTGGGCGCAATCTTGTGGTCAACGATGGCAGCGGCTACCGGCCTTTGATCCGTCGAGCACATGGTGCAATAGGGATGCTCACGCAGATGGCCATCGCGAGACTTTTGCCACTTGTACCCATAACCCCGTTCAGTGCTGCTGCCCCGCCGATCACTGCCCATGCTGACTACCCGGCGGCACCTCGCAGATCCCAGCCCTTTTCGCCAGCCAACGTGCGTACAAGCCGCTGGCAACATCGGCACCGAGGCAAGCAACAACGCTACCTATCGCAGCCGCTGTCATCAGGCTCCAGCCCAGCGCCGTGATAAGCATCACCGTTGCCAGACCAAACACCGCCGAAGCACCGAAGCGCAGCAGCACCCGCTTGACCAACACCGGTACCGCCATCCCTGCCGCATCAGCGCGCCACATTTCACCCGTTAATCCCGCCAGTGCCACAAGGATCAGTAGCCAGGTAGGAAGATCGGCCAGCGACTGCTGCACCTCCTGTTCAGTCGACATGCGTTGCCTCCTCGGCAAAGGAACAAAAAACCCCGCCGAAGCGGGGTTGGGTGACCGGCTCAGGGGTGGCCGGGTGAAGCTGCACAGCACGTGCGAGGTAAGCGCCAAGGCGCAAATTCCATATCGTGGGGACTTTTTACCCCTGTCCGGAAAAACCGAAAAGCGGTCATTTTCGGTAGGTCAGCAAACGACATGAATACAACCTCAATACGACCACAAAACGACAAAGTACCCCGACGAACGGTAGTTAGCAGGCTTGGGCGCGCTTGCTCGTTGAGGCTCGGGTCAGGTTGGTTTCAGGCGCACCACTACGTCGATCAAGTCCCCGGGTCGTAGCACTGCGAACCGTTAGGATCAGCTGCACCTGTTGATGCAGGCGATGAACCCAATTCCGGTAGGTCCTATCAGCGTCCTCACGAAGCCCCAGCAACTGCAATTGAGATCGAACTGAATACGCCGGTTGTGGCAAGTAGCGATTGCGAGCCAGTGTTGCGAGCTGAGCCCCTTTTGCTGACTGCCGCTCAAGTTGCGCCAAGGCCGCAGCGACCTCGGTTGCAACATGATCCATTCCGCCACCCGCAGCCATCAACAAGTCCCGCGATCCAGGCGTGCCACGCGGCGCGCTGCCGCCCCATTGCATGATTGTCGCCATCGGACTGCCCAACCCGGCGCCGTCGCCGACCTGGCAGTGCTGGCGGGCCCAATGCTGCATCAACTCTTCAATTTCTTCGATCATCGCCCTTCCCCCCGAAAAACCGAACCCAACACAGAAAACCCGCAACCCGACACAAACCCAACACAAATAAATCCCTTTAAAATCAATAACTTTATTAACGTTGAGTTGAGTGTGTTGGGTTTGTTGGGTTTTTCTTTCCTCGCATAAGAAAAAAAACTTCCCATCGTCTTCAATGCAAATAACGTCACGCATGCGCGCGCGCGACACCAAACCCAACACACCCAACACAACAGCCGGAAACCCGCGTAAATAAAGGACTGAAACTGTGTTGGGTAGCAAAAACCAACCCGACACACACCCAACACACCCAACACACTTTTAGGCGCACTCATGCGGCAGCCGCCTTGATGTGGTCCCAATTGTCCACATTCCAACCCGCCAGCTTCGCTTTCGCTCGCCAGCTGACGACCATCGCGCCCAGCTCGGCCGCTTTCAGTGATGGGGGTGGGGAAGCATCCTGGTCGACGGGAAAGAAGAACGCGCCAAACTTGCGATTACTGCCATCGGTCCAAGGGATTGATCGCGTCTTTTCCACTTCGGAGTTGATGAACAGTGAGAACTTCGTCTGACTCATCACGTGTTCTTTGTTGCGCTGGCACCACTCCAGGAACAGCGAGTAAAGGTCCGTCGACAAACACGGGCCCCAGAGACCCTGGCCCAGCTCGCTGTATTTCCACAGGTGCAGAAACGTCTGCCAACCGGCCCTACTCAAGGCCACCAGTCGTTCACGGGCATCCGTTGATGGCGGGCGCGTCCGCTGATTGAAGTCGCCTAGATCAATCGACAGCAGCCAGCCGTACAGGGCTGCAACGCCGCCCTGCTCCAACTCCTGTCCAATGGCTTTCTGGCGCTCGACCGACAACGTCTCCATGGGCCATACCACCAGCATTCGGCGATCGCTGTCGCTGATGGGCCACGGCATAATCTCGTTACTCAAGAACACCGCGTTCATATGGTTGGCTTCTTCCCAGCCATTGATGAACTTCGATTCCATCCGCACCGTTTTGCCCGTGACAAGGTGTTTGATCTTGCCCACCTGGTTGTAACGCTGATCGCGGCTCACAACCTCTTCGAACACCGCCCACAACTTGCGGCTTTGCCAAGCGTTGAAATTGCTTTCCAGTTGGGTCTGACCAACTGTCGCGGCGTACTGGCCGTAAAGTTTGCCCAAGGTATCGGCGAAAAACAGACTTTTACCCGAGCCTTCCATGCTGGAATGCATCAGCACCGCGGTATCCATCTTCGCGCCCAGGTGCTGCAGCGGATAGGCCAGCCAACGAGTTAACCAGGTCGCCGCATTCTCATCGTGGTTACATAGGAACGAAATCAGCCACCGCAGGTTCGCACAAGCTGCATCGTCTCTGACTGGCTCCAATGGCAGACCGTCAAAGGTATTGATGTATACCGCCGGATCCTTGGTCATGGTCGGATCAAAAACAATGTGGTCCACATCTACAGTGCGCCGCTCGCTGCTGTTCAACCACAGCGCGTATGCGTCACCCAAGGCCATTTTCACGGCACCCTCGGCAACACGCCGCTTCTTCTCGCGATCCCAAACGTCTTTCGTGCCATCGATGTAGACGTAACGCTCAGTCGGCGGCATACCAAGGGCACCACCCTTCTTGCCCGACATCCGGCGCGCCTGTTCGATGTCGCGGACGTGATCATCAGCAATCAGCCGCTTGCCCATGTCATCCAGCCACGCCTTGGCGAGAGGCTTGCCTACGCGGGCTTCAAACGCAGACTTCTTCATCACCTTCGACTGGTCGCAGTCCCACACTTGTGTGGTGCCCTCGACCAACGCAAAACGACGAAGCAACTGATCGAGCGTCAACGCGCCCCCCGCACCCCCATCAGGAGCCGGAGCGGCCTCGCTGACGTCGTCGTTCGCACAGCTCGGCTCGCTCACATCACCGGATGGGGTCGGGGGAAGATCTCGCGGATCAGGCCGCGATGAATGCTGAATACCCAACATGCGTGCAGCTTCTTTTACCGCCTTCAATTGGTCGCCGCCGTGCTCGAGCAAACAGAAAACTTCAAATGCATCATTCTGATGTCCGTTCGCGAGCGGATCGGCGCCGTGGTGCGAGTAAACTTTGCCTTCGCTGACCGTTACACCCGGCATCCCGGTGCTGCTGTGCGGATACAGCCACTTGCTGCCGCGTTTGATGTAGTCGTGTGCGCGCAACAGCTCTTCAACGTCGTGGCTGCGATTGAATTCATCAATAACCGACGGCTTGCCTGATGCAGGGGGTGGACGCTTGATGACTTTCGCCGGTGGCGTTTTCGGTTTGGGTGCCCATGGGCAAGCGGCCTCAGCGTCGCGCTTGAAGATGTCCCAGTTGTTCCAGATCTTCAGCAACTCAGGCGCAAGCACCGGCAAGCCATCAACAGAGCTCGGCGGCGTGCGCCAGGTGTAGGGCTTGCCAGTGCCTGGGTGAATAGATGGCGGCAACACGTCTTGCACCAACCCACCCCGCAATTCGAACACGGTGATCCGCTGATACTCATCCGCCTCGGCCTGCGCTTCCGCTTCACCTACCGCATCTCCAGCGTCCTTGGCAGCTTTAGCCTTCGCGATCAGAGCCTTGTGGATCGAACCATCAGGGTCTTTTTCATTGGGCCACGCAAGTGAATGACGGCTCAGCTCAACGCCGTCAGGGACGCGGAACATGATGCGAAAGCGCGCCGGGTTGCCAACTACGGTTGGAAACACCAAAGCCATAGCATCAAGGTCAATTCCCAGTTGGTCATACAGCACGTGCCGAGCCCACTGAACATCATCAACATCCAGAGAACAGACGCGGCTCGGCCCCAAGACGACGCCGAGGTTGTGCCGGGGCTTCTTCTCCCAGAACAGAGCAGCTTTCGCCGACTCCGTGAAGTAGCCACCCGGCTTGTTCCACCCCTTCCCCTTCGGACCCTTTTCACCGGGCTCGATCGGAACTAGCGCCAAACCGAATGTATCGATGTAGAACTGAGCCCAATCAGCAGTAGGCAGTCGGTTGTCGTGATCACTCATCTGCGCCGCTCCCGCAACCCCTGGCAACTGACGCAGGTCGCACAACCCTGGATCGTCTGTTGACGAAGTAACGGGATAGGTTCGTCGCAATCCTCACAGAATTGCGCGCTGACAGCGCATGCCGGGCGCGGACGGCGATCCAATGCCACCTGCAGGAAGTACTCGGCCTGGTCGTTGGCGATATCGATAACGTCAGTCATCTTGGCGGGCCTCCATCGCTTCCCTGGCCCCGGCCATGATGCCCAACACCGCGCGGATAACGTCCGTGCCGTGCTTCTCCAGGCATTCCACTTCGTGCTGTTCCCAGACGTTGTCGGCAGCACCTTCGTGCATGCTGGAAACAAACAGGCCGGTCTGGTGCAGCACCTTGCTGACTGCCAGCAAAGCTTCCTTGGTCGGCGCCGCCGCTTCCGGCTTGTACCAAACCATACCAGCGGGCCGCATCAGGGCGTCCAGCACCAAGGGGTTGGCCGTCAGGCGTATTACCTCTTCGAGCTCATCAGGATCAAGCCACCGGCGCTCTTCGTCGTGCTTTAGCTTCTTCTGGAGGGTGTCGTAATCGATGACCATGTCCAGTGCCAGAGCAGTCACACCGCCCCGATAATCATGGCCTGCCCGGTAAAGGGCTTTGCGTAGCGAAAGGACCGGACCTGCGCCCGGCAAAAGATCTGTGCGACTCATAACCGTAAATCCCCTATTTACGGTGTGGCCGTAGAACCAAACACGCTCTATTCTACGACCACGACCGATGTGCTGTGCGAATCGTGCTGTGCAGCACGGTTCATCGTTCCAGTCGGCCCAGGGGATTCTTATGGTGAGAGGTCCTGAGCCGACGCGCTATGTAGCGACTTGCATGTACGTGTATTTCGTTACTTCCGGCCTGGAGTTTCTTTGGTGAGAGGTTGCAGGCCGGTGCTTCATCTGGCGGTACGGTATGTGCTGCGTATCGCCACGCTGGGCTGGGGGATTCTTATGGTGAGAGGCCCCAGCCCGGCACCCTTTAAAGCGCTGACTCTCGATCAGCCGCTTCTTTCTCGAGAAGGTAAAGGCACTCAATGGCCTTTCCCGTCTCGTAAGAAATACCCGCGCCCTTACTGGCACGATGAATAGTCGGCTGTGTTGACCCGACCTTATCGGCGATCGCCTGCTGGGAATAACCCCGAACCGCCAAGTAGGTAAGCATCTCTTGAATTGTCATGACTCTGTTCCCATGAGCTTTCTCATAGCAAATCATACGAAAACGGATAACTCGAAGCAATACAATTCGCATAATTCAAAAACGTATGGTGTGCCGGTGGAAATTGCAGAGCGCCTTCGAGCCAAGATGCGCGAGGTTGGATTGAACGAGAGCCAGCTAAGTCGCAGGTCCTCGGTACCACAACCTACCATCAACCGAATTTTATCCGGCGAAAGCTCAAGCCCAAGAAAATCAACGCTGGAAGCGCTTTCGCGGCCACTTGGCGTTACCCCGGACTGGCTTCTTTTCGGCAGTGAATCCGAACCGGCAAGAGATGGCTCGCCAAGCGCAAAGGATTACGCGTTGATTCCACAATTCAAGGCCAAAGGTTCGTGCGGACATGGCTACCTTAATGAGCATGTACAAACGACCGAGGGCCTCGCTTTCAAGCGTGACTGGTTGCAGCGCATGAAAGCGAAACCTGAAAATCTGTATGTCATTTATGCCGAAGGCGACAGCATGGAGCCATACATTTTCGATGGGGACGTTGTACTTTTCGATACGTCGCAGACAGAGCCGAGAGACAAGCAAGTCTACGTAATACGCAGGCCAGACGGCGGCAACAGCATTAAAAGGTTAACCCAGCAGCTCTCCGGCAGCTGGGTCATTCGAAGCGACAACGCGGATAAAATAGCCAATCCAGATGAGCCAGCGACCGAAGAAGCTATTCATGAAATGCCATTCCTGGGGCGCGTGATATGGAGAGGCGGCGGGGTCGGTTAACCAGCACTAACCTCAGCTTATTCCAAAGTTAAGTGAAACCCGCCATTGAGCGGGTTTTTTAACACCTGCACGACCACTTATGCAAATTCGCATTGACTGCATTTATGAGCATTCGTATAGTTTGCCTCGTACACCTCTCACCAAAGAGTACGAGATATGCAAACCACACAGCACAGCAATACCCGCTGCCCGGTCTACCTACACCCTTCTGCATGCAGTAGCCGCGCAGCAGTCGAGGCCATCCAGCACCGTACAGGGCTGCTAGTGATCGCCAACCCCAAAGGCCGCACCGAGGCCGTCCAGCCTGTCGATACCGCCGCAGCGGATGTCAGCACTTGGCCGTTCGGAGGTGATGCAGCATGAACAGCTACCTCATCCCTCTCGCAAAACAAGATCTGCTGCATCACATGCTCCAGGTTGGCGGTGCGGCCGTATGCCCTCTTCAACGACCAGAGCAAACCATCCATGCAAGCTTTGAAGTAGAGCTCACCGATGACAGCGCAGTTATTAGCGTTGACTTCGGCGGCTACACCGGCGAATTGACTCTCAAGCGTTCAGATCGCGCGAATCACCTGCATCTGCGGGATTTCATCCAGGACATCGCGAACGGGCGTATTGAGTCGGCAGAGCCTACGCCGCCAACAGAGCAACCGGATACCGCATCTCAAATACAGCGGATGCTGGCCGAGTCAGAAGCACTGCTGAGCAACGTTCGAAAACTGCTCGCAGCCTGAGGACAGCGCCATGAACCGCACCCTGGACCAAACCGCCGCAGTACTCGGCCTCAAACCCCGCGCGTTCCGTACCAGGCTGCGGGAATTGGGCATTTTCAATAGCAGTGGCGACCTTGCCAGCCAATACCGTGACCGGGGCTACCTGTACTCAGACCCCCGTGTCCGCTGGAATCCAACGATCGGCAAACCCGTTCACTACGCCGTGGTCATGGTGAAAGAGGAAGGGATTGATTGGCTGGCCAAAAAGCTTGGAATCACCATCACGAACAAGGACGCCGCAGCATGACAACCAACTACTTCAATGCCTACACCCAAGCACTCGGCGCCCTTCGACTGATTCCGATCTATTTGGACAGCCCGGGCGTGGTCAGCCGCGCAACGCTCATCGGCGCAGCGAGCGAAGCCATTGATCTGCTGGACAGCATCCCATGCCGCACTGTTGAACTTGCTGAAGTGTTCCGCTGCGTCAACAGCGTGATTCAAGAGGGTCAGGTCGCTTACGTGACCCCTACCAATTCGCCCGAATATCCATTCGGCGCCGTGGTAGCTGACGACAAGGGCCAAATCTGCGCTGCAGCAAAGGGCAAAAGCAAAGAAGGTCTCGCCGAGTTGATCCGCCTCAAGTTGCTGCCCCCTACGGAGGGGTTCGGGGAGGACGCCGCGTGAGCAACACCATCGACCAATTGCGAAAGGAATGGGCGACACCATGCCCAACGCTATCAGCCATCCGCGAGCGCTACTTCTCTCACATATCTAGCGATCGGTACCTGCTACGCCGCATCAGCGCTGGCCGAATCGAATTGAAAGTCACCCGCCTAGGCGGATCAGGAAACAAAGGCACCGCAGTTGTTTACCTGCACGACCTGGCCGCCTACCTGGATGCCCAAGCGGCGAAGCAAGCGGCCTGATTCAACGGTGACCCCTGCCGGCCAGGGGCAAACAACATCAACTCAATGAGGCACAGCACATGAGCAAAGCACGCCCCTTCATCGACACGCTACGGGATATCGAGGCCGGCGGTCTGCTCGATGAACTCAGCGAAACCCAACACAGCCTGGTAGATGCTATCCGCCTGACCGGCAAGGGCGGAGAGCTGAACATCAAGCTGACTTACAAGCCTGACGGCAGCGGCCAGATGACCATCAAGGCCGACGTCAAAGCGAAAGAACCGATCCTGTCCCGCGGCACATCACTGTTCTTCCTGACGCCTGAGGGCAATCTGACCCGCCGCGATCCACGTCAACAGGACCTGCCGCTACGCACCGTCAGCGAAGATCAGGCGCCCGAAAAATTGCGCCACGTCAGTCAGTAATCCTGACTCCAAAACCTCTCACCACAGCATCACCCCATGGAGCACAGCCAATGCAACAAGCAATTCAAGAACTGGTCACCCTCGCACAGGCGATCGGCAAACCGATTGATCATCAAGGGCTGGCAGCCCCCATTTCCCTGCTTCCTGCCGGCGTGGGCGTCCACTCCCTTGAACACCTGCTGCCGAACCCCACTCGCACGCGTCAGAAACTCACGGTCCTGGATGCAGAATCGTTCATTGCATACGTGAACCGCTTCGCCGATGCCGCTACCGCAGTGTTCTGCAATGGCCCCGAGGGCCGCACTTTCTCGGCTGTCATCGACTATCACCAACCAACCAGTCCAGCCTGGCGCGACCACATCGCCACTTACCGCTGCCCGACCACCATCGAGTGGGGCCGCTGGAAAGAAACCGATCGCAAGCGCATGGATCAGGCCACCTTCGCCGAGTTCATTGAAGAGAACGTCAAGGACATCACCCAGCGCGAAAACGAAGCAAACGACCCAAGCGCTGCCGACATGCTGGAGATCAGCCGCACTCTGGAAGCCAAGAAAAATATCACCTTCCGCCAAGGCACCCGACTCGACAACGGCCAGGTTCAACTGACCTACAACGAAGAAATCGACGGTCGTGCCGGCGAAGCAGGTCAACTGCGCATCCCCGAACAATTCTTCATTGCCGTGAAACCGTTCCTTGGCGGTGACGCCTTCTGCGTCCCTGCCCGTTTCCGCTATCGCATTCTGGAAGGTCGCCTGCAAATGTGGTTCGAGCTGGTGCGCCCTGACAAGGTGCTTGAAGAGGCCTACAACGCCGTTCGCCAGAAAATCCAGAGCGCAATCGGTGACGTACCACTGTACGAAGCCACCCTTTAACAAAGCCTAAGCAATAGCCCGCCGCCAGCCTCTCACCAAGAATCCTCGCGGCGGGCTCTACTGAGGAACACAGCACATGCAAACACAACACCTGACCATCATCGCTATCTGCTCAGCCCTCGGGCTCATGTTGATGGCCTATTTCGTCCGCAAAGCGATTCATCGAGCGTTTGCGAAGGGCATTGCGTCCCAAGCGACATACCATCGGGAGCGAGTAGCCGCACTCACCAACGACATCATCCGTCTAAGCAGCCTGCCCAGAAACGAACCGATGTTCACGTCGGCCGACTATCAAACTCTCTTGCAAGCCCGGTCCACGCTGATCCTCGCTCAATTGACGTGGCGCGCGATGCCTGGGACCGAGTCAACCCAGCTGAAGGCAGAGAGACAATCGCAAAAAATCCTCGAACTGGCTAACCGCATCAGCAATACCGCTGATCAAGGGGCCGCCGCATGAGCCCCCTTCGCCGAACAGTCCAAATACGTGCAGGGCATATGGCCCCGCTCGACCTGAACACCATCTGCGACAAGTGCAGCAAGTCGCGGGCACATGGCAACCACCGAAAATGTAGCAAACAGCGCCAGGCCGAAGGCATCGCACGCCGCGCCGGGGATCAAACACTATGAGCCTTCCCCGCTGGGTAATGATCAACCGAGCATCCGAACTCACCGGCTACAGCGAAGATGCCATACGTCACAAAGTGAAGAACGGCACCTGGGCACAAGGGCGCATCTGGCGCAAAACACCAGACGGCCGTATCGCAATCAACATGACGGAGTATGACAAGTGGGCCGAGAGCGCACCGCAGGAAGCGGCCTAGAAGCCGAATTGGCAAAACATAAAGGGATCGAATTACACGGCGGCAACATCCGCGTCGTGTTTATGTGGCAGCGAGTCCGCTGCCGCGAATCCCTCGGCCTTCCTGTAACCAAAGCCAACATTAAACATGCCGCCCTGCTCAGGGCGGCAATCGTTCATGAGATCAAAACAGGCCATTTCGATTACGCCCGACACTTTCCAAACTCGAAGAACGCAACCAACTACAGCACCACAAAAGATGAGCGTCTATTCGCGTTGATGGCTCGCTACAAGCCGCTCAAGGCTGTCGACATCACCCCGATGACCGAAGAAAAATACGGCTATGCGTTGGATATCTGCACCGAATTGCTGGGGCCGGACCGATTGGCGGGCATCCTTTTACCCGAAGATATCCAGCTACTTAGGACACAATTGATCGCCACCCGGGCACCTTCAACCGCGAACCATTATTTGGCTACGTTCGCAGGATTCCTGGCATGGTGTGAAAACAACAGCTACTGCCGCAAGGGTCTGTCCGCCGCCTGCATACGATTCGCCATGACCGACCGCGAGCCAGATCCGCTGACCAAGCACGAGTTCGAACAACTACTCAGCAAAGGCTGCCTTCATCCACAAGATTCAGCGGTGATTACCCTCGCAGTTTACACAGGCCTTCGACCAGGCGAGATGTGCGCGCTCGCAGTCGAAGATATTGACCTCACCACCGGACAAATCAACGTCACCAGGGCAATTACTGCAGACGGCACATTCAAGGTGCCCAAGACTGGAAAGCCTCGCGCAGTACTGTTGATGCCGCCGGCTATCGATGCCTGCAAAACTCTGATGGGGCTTGTAGCCGACCACGCAGTGCGTGAGATTGAGGTGTACATGAACCGCCATGAAAGCCGCATAGAAACAGTCACACCGCTCCTATCCCCGACAACGCAAGCCCGGAAGAAAATCATCAACCACTGGTTTATCCCCACATCGTGGAACACCAAGTGGGCAGCCATCCAAAAGCGTTCGGGGATTCGACCGCGCCGGCCATACCAGACTCGACACACCTACGCCTGCTGGTGCCTGACTGCCCGCGGCAACCTTGCATTCATCGCAAAGCAAATGGGTCACAAGGATTTCACTATGCTGGTCGAGGTATACGCTAAATGGATGGACGATGAATCGCCGACTGAGCTGCAGCACATATGGAAAAATATTCGAATGCGAAACGGAAGGACTGAATCCATCTAAAAAAAACCCGGCATATAGCCGGGCTTTTTTTGGATCGCAAATCAGCACGTCATGACGGGTTTCTCGATACCCAGCTCAGCGCACGCTTGCTTCAGGCTTTGATCAGCCTCTTGGAAACGACGTACGCGGGCTAGAGTGTAGTCACGACCACTGAGCCCGTCTTTGCGAGGGGTTGCGGCGTGCTTTGCTTGATACTCGCTAGCGCTAAAGCTTTTCATGACCTGATTCCTTTCCTTACAAGGGAATAAAGCAATCTTTGTTGCTTTGATATGTTTCTAACATGTGCTGCAAGACGTGCTTGAAGGTTGCATGCCCCGTAGAGTACGTGGCTGCATGCACTCCATTGAATCCCTGAAAATCAAGATAACGATAGAACAGGTCGTCAAACATATCTACCTGCTCACGAACGCTGTCTCGGATCGTTTTGTTCTTGAAATCATCAATGAAGTGATAGTAGTCGCCATTTGGCCATCTTGGGCGGTGATACATCAGCACCGCAGGCTTCAAAGGATTAACAGAAACTACTCGCCCTTCATTTGGATCATTCGTAGGATTGATCGGATCGAGTGCGAACCACAGCCAAAGGACCGCAGCGCAACTCATAGCAAATCTGCCCACCGCAATTTCTACGTCGGCGTCGGTGCGCCCCAAGGCTTCAATCAGGTCCTGCAGTTGCCCCACATTACCGCCAGGGTTTGCCCGCAAGTAAATACGGATCTTTTTTCCGAGCGGAGCATCCTGAAGCACCTGAATCAAAGGCCCCACCGATGCCGGATCGATGCAGGAGAGTTCGATCGTCTCCCTGTCATCCGCTTTGACAACGTGCAACTGTGACACTACGGACTCAGCAGCAGTTCCATCCTGCTCGGCGATTGCACCTACTTCCATGAATGACCCTTAATTGACACGTTCTTATTGCCAAAAATCATATGGCAATAGTGGCCATTTGCCACCTATATAGTCGAAAAAAGCCCGGCATCAGCCGGGCTTATCGATCATTCCTCGCAATAAATAGGAACGACGGGATGCGCGAATCTTCGGTCATGCGGCCTTTTGATGTCAAGAAATGGATTGTGACACGTCACACTTTTCCTCAGGGTTTCATCCTGGAAACGGGTCAGAGTCCAAGCATTTCTCAACACAGCACCTCATTCCTGCTGGGTATGCTCGCTCCATACCCATGGTAATCTAAGACTCAGCGAGCAAATTTTAAGTAGGGAAGCTCACCATTATTAAGAGGTGAGCAATGCGCGATTGAGCCAAGAGCCCCCGTACTTCAAGCTCACGCAATGCCATACGAAATGCCCCATTTTTGCCCCACACTTTTGAGAGCAGCGCTCTAAGCCACTGATGAATAAAGCAATTTCTGACTTATCCAGCCACACGCCGATTGTGTTGGAGTACCAAAGCAAAAAAGCCCTACGCACCCGTAAGTAAAGGGTTGTAGGGCTTTTTTGACATCATGTGTTATTTGTTCATTTGGCATTAAATGGCATGAGTTGGCGTACGGTTTGCCCCATTTTTGCCCCATAGAAATTCAACCACCGGCGTTCCGCCGACCTAAAACTCCCTGCTACGCTGACCTCAAAGCCGAGGATTCGCGATGCCACATTCTGACTTACTCCCTTCCCTAATATTCAAGATCAACGAAAACCAGCTCGCCCTCGAAGCGGCCATTCTGGAGCTTTCCAATTGGGTCGAGCAACGAGGTGCTGCCGACGTTGCGGACAACGTGCGTGGAGCCCTGGACACCATCGATAAGAACGAAGAATTTATTAAGCTGACGCTCGCAGTGCTGATGACTCCGGAATGACCAGCTTTGCATTCCGTCGCCACTATTCGCCATCACGCCCCGCCTCGTTTACTGTATATCCAAACAGTATCCATAAGGCCCGACCGTGGACCCCTACGAAATCGAAGACACCAGCGAATGGCTCGGTAGTCCAACCCGCCTTGAAACCGTCAAGCATTACGCAAGCATGCTCGAGGAAGACGTAAAGGATCTAAAGCGTCAGCTGCAGGCGGCAAAGGAAAATATTTCAACCTTGGTGAAAATGAACGATCAGCTTTCGGCAGAGCTCCAAAAGAAGCGGACATGGATGGCAAACCTGGAAGCAGAGACCACCGGCCAGCTTGCCCAGATCCGTAGCCTGGCATTGGTCCTGGATCAAAAAGAACGGATCATTCGCCAGTTGCAGATAGGCAAGCTGGACCTGAGGAACTGACCATGTGCGGACGTCTTTCCCAATACGATGGCATCCACGACTTCGTAACAGCACTTTGCATGTCCAACTCTCTGGTCAACAACCGGTGACCACCCATTTGAACGGTTAACCCTTTTGTCAACTACCCCTGCTATGCTTGGCTTTTTTTCGAAAGGAGTCGATGCCAATGAAACAATCATTAACAGCTACCAACCGCCGTATCTTCATTGGTTCGGAGACTGATAATTTTCAGATTTTCAGCATTACTCAAAATAGAAACGATGGAAGCATCTACTTTTCAGCACCTGAGTTTGAAGAAATCTCGTGGATAGTTCCTGAAATTGGGGAAGATCAGCAACCAGCAGTACTTTCATATCAATCTGATGGCCAAGGAAAATTAAGCCTTCATGGCTCTGGAGTGACACATGTTCGTCCACATGGGTCCTCGCGCGCTAATGAATTCTCAATTCGTGGCAATGAACTAATGAATAAAGACGGTGAGCGGCTCGGCGCTCGCCATTTAATGACTATTTTTTTGTCAGAACCAAAACATCGAGCAGGCTCTCCAGCTCTGGCCAGACAGAGTGATTGCATAATATCTACAACACAATGGAGTCCGGTCGTAGTAGTTTTTTGGGCAGTCCCCGCGACACGACCCATTACGGTAAAAATCAAAGGATCATTTCATGTAGATGACATGGAAGAAGATCCGCCAAATGGCGGCTTCGGCGCATTTACAATGACGCATCACGCAATTGTGTGGTTCGCCTACCAAACTAAACACATGGATCGCTGGCCTTTTAATTCTCAGGCTTGCTATAGCGATGGTCACACAGTGCCTCTCTTTATTGGCGCGGGCACTGGCCAAATGGTGCTTGAGGGTCGCCAACCTACATACTCACTAATAGATAACATTCTGACTATCGAGTTTTAAGGCCTATCAAGAGAACATACTCACATGTTGACGCATCGAGCCCGGCCACTCTTTTTACTTCGGTTTTGAGACGTCTTTGACGTAGGCCTGACACGCAGCCAGAGCGATCAGTCCTTGATCGCCGGCGCCGGTGATGGCGACAATTCGTTGAGCATGCGCTGGGTCAAGTCGGGCGCGCGCTCCTCCATGAACCAAGCCGACGGCGCTGGTACTGGTTGGCACTGCACAGCCAATGGCTGAATCCGCAGCGTCGAGTAGGACTGACAGCCGCAAATCAGAAGTGGCAAGGCGATCGCGCAGGTGAGCTTGGTCTTTCTGAGCATTGGTCAATACCTCATGATGGGTTTTGTCGATCGCCGCCAAGCGCTGCTCGAGCGCTAATCGTTTGTCCTGATCGGTGCGGACCTGCGCGGCGGCGGCATTACTGAAAGCGGTCAGGTCTGCCTGATGCGTGCCGGCCTGTTCAGCGAGTTGCTTGCCGTAACGCCAGTCCTGCACTTTCCACACGCTAACGGTAGTGATCAGCAAAAGCCCCAGCACACCCACAAGTGCCAGCTTCAACACAGCCGGGTTCATGGCACATCCTTGAAGAAGAGATGGCGTCCTAGTGCCAGCGTCTGCTTGGCGCCTTTCACCCAAACTGGAGGCTTCGGCATGGTCGTCGCGTAGTAGTGCGTTGCCCCGCCAGTGGGATCCGGCACCTTGCCTGCGATGATCTGGTCAGCAGCGATCTGTGCTTGGGCAAACTCACGAAACGGGATGGGCTTGGCGCCACTCAGGTAGGCGAAGTTCGGGTCGTTCCTGTTCCAGCAACTGAACTGGTAAGGCTTCTGGCACACGCCGGCATAACCCTCTCCCCACCATGAATTGGCCTTGCCGTCGTTTACGCGATTGCGAATAGTCCAGGCCACAGCAATCAGCCCCACCAGGCTTTCACCGCGGGCTTCGCCCCACAGCGTGCGCGCGAGGATGTCGCGGTCTTTCTCGGTGTTAGTCATACTTTTCTCCAGGCATAAAAAAGCCCGCTCGAGGCAGGCATGTGATCGGCGACGCGTAACTATTAAGGAATGATCATGGCCATCAGCTTTCCGGTATTGCCCAACTGAATCGGGCCGCCATGGTTGTACAGGTTGGCGTTCGTCATGTTGCGCTGGCTCAGGCCGGTACAGCCCTCACGCCCTGGCCCCTCAATCAGGTTTGTGGGGACATAGGCGCATCCGGTGTCGAGGGCCACCCGAACGCTGTCGTCGTAGGACTTCTTCCAAGCGGTGTCCCCGACACTCGCCTCGCCGTAAAAGTTGAGCCGCGGCGACGTCAGCACAATGACCTCGCCGCCCTGGGCCTGGAACGCCTCGATGATGGTGCGGTGCGAGCTGTACCACCAATCGGCGCTCAGGCCGTTGGCAAAGGCCAGGACCATCAGGTCGCCCTGATCCGCGAGCATGGCATTCAGCCGGGTCGGGTGCGCCCCGTTCGGCACGCCGTTGACGCTCGAATTCTCCGAGGTCGTTCCCCCAACGCCCCAGTTGCGGTACTCAACCTGCGCGCCCCAGCGCTCGCGCATCGCACCGATCAGTTGCCAGACGAAGCCATACTTGATGTGCGAGGACTGCGAAGACCAGGCAAAGTCAGGATCGCTGTTGCTGTAGGTCGGGTACTTCGCCCGCGTGTCCACCGGAATCCGGTCGAAGAACGACGCCAGGTCACGGTTGGTGTTGGCCTCCAACGGATAGAGCGCGCCGCCGCCCATGTCGACGCTGCTCGAACCGTAGCCAATCACCCGGATGGGCTGACCGCGGCGCAGCTTGGCGAGCGTCTTGGGCAGCTTGGAGCGGCAGTAACTGAGCCAATCATCAACCGCCTGCCCGCCCAACTGATCACGCAGCCCGCGGTAACGCCAGCTTTGCAGGACATCGACGCCGGCGGGGTAGACATACACCTCATTGAGCTTGACGTGCCCGACCGGCAGCACGGGCTTGTACTCCTCCGGGTCGATGGCCCGCCCGGTACCGGCGGTGACCACCAGACCACCCGTGGCCAGGTCCAGCGAGACCAGGTCATAACGATGCAGGTACCCGGTATAGGTGATGGTGCACGGCGTATCGGCAATCGACTTCAACCCGTAGATGTAGCAGGTGTTGGGCTTCACCGCGTAATCCACGCCTTCGGTCAACACCAGGCCATCCGATACCCGGGTGACGACACGATTGGCGCTGTACTGATGCGGCAGCCGTGCCCCTGGGATCGCACCGCCTGCAGGCGCCGAGATCAGGGTGAAGGCATGGTTCGCCACGGCCACCGCTTCCGGGGCACTGAGGGTCACCGTTTGCTCCAGCGTTCTCACCGCGCCGCCCAACTTATTGACCGTGAACGCCTGGATCGTCGGGGTAAAGTTGGAAAACTCCTTGGTCTCCACCTGGGCCCCGACCACGGTCAAGGCCCCGGTCACGCTCTCCACCGGCGCAGCCTCCTGGGGGAGCGCCGCCAAGCGTTGATCCAGCATGAAATCCTGCACGGTCAACGCGCTGTTGTTCACCTCTTGCACCTGCCAGCGCAGCGCTTTCACCCGAAAGCTATTGGCGTTGGTCGAGACCGCCCCCGCCACGTAGCTGACGACCGGGCCAAACAGCAACGCAGCGTCGGCCACCAGGTACTCCACCACGCGGGTATACCGCGTGCCGACGAAGGTTTCGCTGACCAGCGTGCCGGCATTGCCGATCGCGCCATCGACATAAACACCCCGATCTGTACGCAGCTTCTTGTCGACCTGGAACGTTGGGCTGACCTCCGCCTCCAGGGTCATGCGGATGGTTTTACCGACAATCGCCGCCCGGGTCGCGGCATCGAAGGGCACCATGAAGCGGTTGTAGACACCCGCCCCGCTCTTGCCGGCCGGGATATCAAAGCCGACGATCACCCCGTTTTCCCGGACCAGCACGCCGCCGTTGACATCCGAGGCGCCCGTCACCGTGGCCTTGTTGACCACATTGCCGGAAGACACCAGCAGCGTCGAACCCTTGGCCTCGATCTTCTGGTCGGTCGGTTTGATCAGTTCATTGAAGCGCGCCGACATGGCCAGATCGGCCGGGCGTTTACTGCCGACGCCCACCCCGCGCACCGACCAGGTCAGGGATTGCAGCTGCGCGGAAATGGCCACGGCCGGCGCCACCGCCGCGGTGTGCACCCCCAGGCTGACCGCCCAGGAGACGTCGGTGGCATCAACCACGTAGTCGATCACCTTGGTGATGGTGGTCCCTTCCTGAGTCATCGACACCAGCTTGGCCGGGACGGTGGCCGACGGCGCGCCACCGCGCGCGGCCCGCATGCCCGTGACCATCTGAAAGTCCAGCAGATCCAGCGCCGCCGCCGTGGCGGTGAACTTCGCCACCAGCCGGACCGTGTGCCCCGCCATCAACTGGACCTGATCGGCATCCAGTTTCATCAGGTTGAAGAAGTAAGCGTCCGCCCCCGTCGAGCCGGCCGCCACCTTCAGCCCAGCGATGGCCGGCGACACGGCCCCAGCGGGCACAGACACGGCGCCGTTGGGGAAGTAGCCGTAGCCCGAATCAATCACCGCCGGTTCCCATTGCCAGGACAGACCGGTATTGGCGTTCATTTCTTCGAGGAGCGTGGCCCGCTCCAGGCTCGCCGCGGTGTACGGCGTCAGCTTTTGCGCCGCCGCCACGACACCGAAGGCCACGCGGTCGATGGTCAAGGTGCTTTTGGTGCTGGCCGCCGGGCCCGTGTCCACGCTCAGCACGATGCCGAGCTGGGCATCGGCGGCCGTCACGGTGTACTGCACCACGCGCTTGAACTGCCCATTGGCGTAGCTCTCGCTGACCAGACGGCCGACGTTGGTGGCCACCCCCGCCCGCATCGCGCGAAACGTGCGGTCGGCGCGCAGCTTAACTCCAGCGCCGAAGGCCCCGGTGTAGCGACCGGTGATCACCGCTTGCACGGTCGAGCCTTCCAAGCTGGTGACATCGACATTGGCCGTGGGGAACATGACACTGAGATAGGTCAGGTAGCCGACCGACCCCTGCGGCACCGAGAGCCCACAGGCACGGCCGTAGCGTTGAGTAATGGTCCCGCCATTGTTCGCCTCCGCGGCCCAGGTCGCCAGGAAGGTCAGGTCGGTAGAGATCGAGGCCGACCCCGCCGCGAGTTCGGCGTCGGAGACCGCCTTGCTGCTGGGGTAACGACCCTTCTCCACCGCCACTCCGGCGACGTTCTGATACGAAATCAGATATTCATTCGAGTCGGCACTCGGCACACTGAAAAAGCCGCCGTTAGGCACGGCCGCCAAGCCCGCCGAGACGGTGGTGTAGGTCATGGCCCCGGCCATTTGCGCCGCCACGTCCTGTAGCGCCAAGCCGATTTTGTTATCGGCCAGCAACGCCTGGCGCGCGAGCGACGGCACCGGGCCATTTTCGGTTTGAATGACCGTGGAACTGTCCGCCTCCACATATTCGCGCTGTTTACCCGAGGCGGCGAGCGCCACCTGGGCGGCCTCCGACAACATCCCGGCGTAACTTTCCAAGGCTGAAATATCTGTCACAACTTTTCTCCAGGCGAAAAAAAACCTGCCGCAGCAGGTCAGGGGAAATCCATATCAGGGGGTGCTGCGTCGCCGGTTAATCCGCGGCCAACGGCACGGCCGGGGCCGGCGGCCAGTCAATGGCGGAGGGGAAGCCGGCTTGCGTTTCGATCCGCGACAGGTACACGCGGTAGCTGCACCAGGCGTCCAGCTCGGCCTGTTTGAGCGGCAGCGCCGCCGCCTCTTGGTCAGTCGCCAAGCCCAGGCGCACGGCATCCTGCAAGGTGTCGAGCACCGGCTGCAGCGTGCTGATCGTCGCCGTGGCCACGGCGCTCAGGCGCGCACGGGTCAGCAGCGCGGCCTGCGCCAGCGCGGGCGTCTCCGGCTCCAGGATCGGTCCGAACTCCAGCGCCACGGCGCGCGCAAACAGCTCGCGGCCATACGCTTCGCTATCGTCGGGCGCGGCGGTGAACGGAATGGCGCCCAAGGTGGCCGCGTGCTCCTCGAACACCACCAGCAGGGTGATGGCGGTGCGCTCGACGTTCCAGCTGGGCTCGCGGGCAGATTCCACAGTCAGCATTTAAGAGATCCTTAAGAAAAGGGTGGTGCCTTGGTCGTTTGGGTTCGCCGCCGCGAAGCCCATGCAACGCCAGGTGCCCGACGCCGCGCCGCCGTTTTGCACGACGTCTTCGGTGTTGGCATAGGTCAGACTGCCGCCGGCGACGACCTGACCCGCACTGAGCGCGCCGCCGCTACGGTTGGTCATCAGTGCATAGGTGCCGACCCCACCGACCGCGGCTGAGGCCTGGGCAAGGATGGCTTTGGGCGTGGCATTCGCATCGTTCCAAAGACCCGCCAAGGCCGCATCGATCGTCGCCTTGGTATAGGCATCATTGATGCCGTAGCCACCCAGCGTGGTGGCGTTGTTGGCTTTACCCGCCAGCAACGCATCGGTGGCGGTTTTGGTGTAGGCATCGCCGATGCCGTAGCCTGCCAAGCTGATGGCGTTGTTGGCTTTTTGCGACAGCAGCCAATCGACCTCTGTCTTGATGTAGGCATCGCTGATGCCGTAGCCACCCAGCGTGGTGGCGTTGTTGGCTTTGCCCGCCAGCAACGCGTTGGTGGCGGTTTGCGTGTAGGCGTCGGTGATGCCATACCCTGCCAGGGTGATGGCCCAATTGGCTTTGCTGGATAACAAAAAATCTGTCTGGTTTTTGGTGTAGGCATCGTTGATGCCGTAGCCGGCCAAGGTGGTGGCTTTCATGGCATAGGCCAAACCGAATTTCTGAATAGCCTGCAGCAGCTGCGTGTTGTCGTTTTTGTCCAGGGCCGGCAGGTAGGCCAGCACGACATGCGCCAACTCCTCTTGAACCATGTTCAGCCACTCGGCCTTAAGAGGCGTGGGGGCGACGCCGGCCGTTACGCTGCCGTAACGAAAGAGGCCCAGGGCCGCGACCAGATCGGTCCAGCTGGAAATTCTCTGCATGTTATAAGTCCTCGAAACCGGCCAGCGCGGCCGGGGCCACGTAGTGAATGGCGTTAAACAGTTGATCCACCTGGCGGGTAATCTCGGCCACCACCTCCTGGCCAAAGCCCAGGACCACCTCGGTGTATTCCGGCGCGTCCCGTTGCAGCCGGCAATCCAGGCTCGCGGCAGCCTCCGTGCCGAACGCCGCCGCCGGTACCGCGGCGAGCCAGCTCCACGAACAGTCCGCGCCATACAAGAAATCACCGACGCTGACCTGGCCCACCCGGGCCGGGCGAAATTCCTGAATATCGACGGCGAGGCCGAGCTGCGTACCGAGCTTGCGGTAATAGCTCAGCTGCGGCGCCCCGGTCGCGGTCAGCCGGTCGATCACCGCCTGGCGGCGTTCTTCCAGGGTTTGCGAGCCGGGCACCGTGCACACATCCGGCAAGCCCAAGTAACCCTCCCAGTGCGGCAGCAACGCCGTGGCCGTGGCCGGATTCAACTCCAGCAACAGGGCCTCGCCGTTGCCGTCGACCCGGGCCAGCTCCGGCGCCAGGGCCGCCACCAGCTGCGCCCAGTCCGGTTGTAACTCCAGATCAAACGCCGGCCCCGGCGGTAACAACTGGCGCAGCTGCTGCAGGTAATCCGCCTCGGTTAAAGCCATGTGAACACTCCCGGCACCGCGACCTGACTGGCCGTCATCGACACATCAACCGGCGGCACACTCAAGGTGTGGTCGGTTTCCCCCGGGGTATTGCTGATCACCGCGCGCACGTGGGTCAGCCGCAGGGTTTCTCCGGCGCCGCCTTCGTCGACGATCAGGCCGCGCAACGCCTGCTCTACCGCAGCGCGCAGGGCGGTGCTGTCCGGCACCAGACGGATGCTGAAATTGATTACCCGCGGCACAGCGGCCAAGGCGTAAACCTCGGCGGTCACCGGGCGCTTTTTGTCCAGGTAGCCTTGAACCTCGGCGACCTGCTCCGCCGTGGGAATAATGTCGGGATCACCGTCGCGCACGAACACCAGGCCAAAGGTGCCCGGGCCCATCCAGCGCGGCAGCGCCCAAGCGCGGGTGACGCCGGGCACCTCCAAGGCCCACTCGACAAAGTCCGCCCCGCTGCCGACCTTGCTCGGGTTTTTGAACGCCGCCTGCACCCGCGCGCGCAGCGCCTCAATCGTTTCCTGCTCAGTGCCGCCGACCAGGCCATCGACGCCAATCACCGCGCTGGAGTTGACCCCCAGCACCGGCGTCACCGCGGTCAAGGTACCGGCCGCGACATTGCCCAGGGCGCCGACGTCCTCGGCCTCTAACGCCAGGTTCGCCGCCCCGTTCACCAGGGTGGCCGCTGCGGTGACGCGGTAGCGGCGACCGTCCGGCAACTGGTAAAGCTGGTCAACGTCGACCAAGGCGCCGCTGGAGCCGACCACCGCCGCCCAGCCCTTGGCCGCGACGGCCGGCGTGCGGCCGTCTTCCAGGCGCCAAGCGGCCCAGCGCAACAGCATGGCTTCATCACAGGTCGCCGGGTTGGACTGGCGCGCAATCCAGTCTTGATAGCCGTACAGCTCGAAGGCGGTGCCGCTCAGCGCGCGCGCCGCCACCTTGCCATCGGCGCGGCGTAAGGCATCCGGGGCGTTGCGCTCAAAATCGGCTTCGGTGCGCTGGATCAGCGCCGGTAGCGTCGGAATCTCATACAGCATTGATCAGCTCCCAGGTGTCTGCAAAATCCAGTTCCAGCGTTTCGCCGCTCTGCTCGGTCAGCGTGACGCGTAAAGTCATTCGATCATTGCCACGGCGCTCCACCGTAACGCTCACGGCCGTGACGATCTGGTCATCGAGCAGCCAGGCCAGCGCCTCCTCGGCGTAGGCCTGGGCATCCTGCAGGGTCTGCGCGACCAAGGTCCGGCGCGACAACAACCACAGCCGTGAGCCGATCTGGTCGCCGGCCACCGACGGCACGCAATCACCCCACCAGCCCTTGCGGTCGCTGTCGTCGACCCCGTCATCCGGGCCGGCGCGGCGCCAGGTGAACAGGCTGATGGTCACGGCGCGGCGCAACAGGGCCTCACGGCTCATGCGCCACCCCCGGGTAGCGGCGGCCCGCTTTGGCCACTGCCGGGCTGCACGTCATCGTGCAGGTGCTCGATCTGGCTGACCCCCGCGGCGACCTGATCGCCCTGCGACTCGATGCGCCCGGTGCTGGTGATCAGCGGCGTATCGAAGTTCACCGACTCGCTGGCCTTGATGTTCAGGGTCACGGTTTCAATGTCGAGGATTCGACCCCGCTTGAAATGAATGAAATCGCCTTCGTCGGTGTACAGGGCCACCTCACCCGGCTTCAGCCCCTGCAGGCGAAAGCGCCGGTCCGCCACCACGATCACCACGCCATGGCTACGATCACCCCCGATGAAAGCCGCCAGCGCCTCGGCCCCCGCCTGGGGGCAGGCGGTGAAACCATAGGGCTCCAGGTGCTCCATGTTGTCTTTGACCTCGCCGGCCAACAGCCGCAACTGCAGGCTTTGCAGCTTGCTGGCCGAATTGGCCAAGGCCACCGCCCCGCGGGCCAACAGGTTCGCGATGCCGTTTTTCATGGTTTGTAGTCCGCTGGAATGAGGTATTCAAAGTTGTCGGTCTGCTTGCCCTTCTTCGCCTTGCGCTTCTCGTAGGCGTCGTTCGGCTCCGGCAGAAAGGCCTCGGGCGGGGCCACGCTGATCTTGGCCGTGGTGCCCTGCTCGCTCAGCTCGTAGCTGATTTCACTGATCAACATGTCGCGATCCAGGCCGATCAGCGGATCAATCACCCGCACCAGCATGTTGTGCCGCCACAGCGCGCCGTTGCTTTGCCGCCAGCCCTGCACCACGTAGTTGACCGTTAAGGCCTTGCCGACCGCGTTAGCCCGCTCCCACTCGACCCGCTCCCGGGCCAGCTTGGCGGTCAGTTGCCCGGATTGCTGGATGACCTTGACCCGCCGCCGGTCAACCCGCGCATCCACGATCCGCCCCTCGACCTCGCTGGCAAGCGCACCAAAACTGTCATCGCTACCGCTGCGCTGGCCCTTGCTGACGTACTCGGAAAACACCCCGGAAAAATCCAGATTGGTGTCCCCCGACAACAGGTTTTTGCCTAGCTCCAGGGTATCGACCGCGCGCCCGGCGCTGCCCGGCTGGGCAATCACCAGGCGGCCGAGGCCGTCGTCGGTGCTGAACAACCGCGACAGGGTCAACAGCCGGTCGATGCTTTCAAACGCGGTCTCGCCCGGCTCGATGCTGTGGTCGTCCACGCCCAGAGTCAGCGGCGCCTCATTGACCACCGCGATCCCGTATTCGCCAGCAATCGCGGCGATGATCTGTTGCACGTTTTGCCCGCGCCACTGCCCCGGCTGATTGACCGCGGCGCAATCGACCAGATCCGCGGTGCGCGAGCGCCCGGTGATGCTCAGCGTGACCGACTCGCTGTCGTAGCGAATCGGCGTGCTGAACACATAACCGGTCAACAGCAGCTCCGGCCCAATGCGCACCTCTACCGCTTCACCCTGGCGAATCCGCACCGGCACCTCGCCGCTGCCCGGCCAGCGCCAGGTGATGCCCAAGGTAAAGTCGCGCGCCTGACGTTCCAGGCCGGCGCCGATGCTGACGCTTTTCCAGCCGCCGTAGTCGTGCCCGCCCACCCCCAGGGTGACGTTATTCAGCTGATCCATGCTCAGGCCTTCGCTACTTGGAGATCGGTGGCCGGGACAAAGCCCGGGTGCTGCACCCGGTTACGCGCGACAATTTCCCCGCTGCGCAAGGCATCGCCATACAGCGCATGGGCCAGCACCAGGGCCGAGACGGTTTCGGCCGGGGCATAGGTGCGCAGGCCCACGCCGCTGCGCGCCACCTCCGTCAAGTGCCGGTCCAGGGCCTGGCGGACTTGGCTCAGCACACCGAAGTGATCCGGCTGACTCTCGCCCGCCACCGACCATATCGCCTCGCTGATCGTGTCACGCACGGCCAGCACGTCCTCGGCGACCGGTACCGCCGTCTCGACCGCGGTACCGGCCACCACCGTCGCCCCTTGTTGCGCCAGTTGCACGTCCAGGGCCGCCGGCGCGCTGGCACTCGGGAGGAACGCCACCGGCACCTCGGCCATGTCCAGCAGCACATCCAGCAGCGCCGCGTCCTGCACCAGGGCAATCACCGCGGCTTGGATCACCGCCACCTCTGCGTCCTCGGTGGCCGGCGCCGAGGCCGATAACGCCGCCGCCTCGGCCACCTTGGCACTGCTGCCCTGGAATGAGCTACTGGCGCCGGATCCGGCGCTGAAACTGCTAGAGCCGGAGCCGCCGCTGGAGCTACTGGAGTTGCTAGAGCCGGAGTCACTGGAGGAGCCGCCGGAACCGTAGCCGCCGAACGAACGCGCCAGGCCGTTGATCTGTGCCAGCAGACTGTCGGCAAACGGCCCCGGCCCTTTCAGCAGCGAGGACACCAGGCCGTTGATATCGCTGCCCAAGGCCGACGCCGGGTTCAGGAACTTCAAGGCAAAGCCCAAGGCCCCCGACAGCGCCGAACGCACCTTGCTGATCCGTTGTCGCGCCAGATCCGCCGACGCCATCGCCGCGTTGAAGCGATCCTTGGTGGAGGTCAGCAGGCCCGGCGCTTGGGCCGTCAGTTGCCGGCGGGTGTTCGGCGACTGCACCGGGAAGGCCAGCATGCCGTCGACAAATTCCAGGCTGAAGCGCACCAGACCCAATTCATTGCGCGCATGCGACACCTCACACTCGCCGGCGGTGACGGTCAGGCGGCCGAACCACGGATGCACCAACTCGCCCGGACCGGGCTTGTCCAGCGCGGTCAGCAGGCGATCACGCTGCGCCAGGCAATCATCGCCGGCGACAAACCCGGTGAATTTGTAGCGCCGGGTGCGCCGCCCCAGGTCTTCGACAAAGGGTTGATCGCGCTGCGGGAACTCATGCAACTGCGTGCGCCGACCGACAGGCACGCTGTCGGTGTCCACCAGGAACGGCACCCCGCGAAAGGAGGCACC